TCTCGTTTTTCTTCTGCTTGTTCAGAGCCTCGCGGACGGCGTTCTTGCGCTCCTCGCTGGACTGCTTGTTCTCGTCCTGCTTGCCGTCTCCGGCAGGCTGTCCGTTCATGCGGTTGCCCGGCTGGTAGTCACTGCCAAGCTGGCTCTTGAGGTTCTTGATTTCCTCGTCACGTGCGGCGATTGTGTTGTTCGCCTCGTCAAGTGAGTTCTGCAGGTTGTCACGCTCTGCGGTGAGGTTGGTTACCTCGTCTGCTTTCGCGTCACGCTCGGCAGTGAGGTTGGTTACCTGCTCGTTCAGTGTGTCACGCTCCTGTGTCAGTGTCTCCACCTGTGCCAGTGCGTTCTGTTTCTCACCCTCCAACTCCGCGATACGGGCGTTAAGGGTTTCAATCTCGTTGGCGGGAGCGGCCTGTGCGCCGTTCTGCTCACCGTCTTTCTCTGCCTGCTCACCCCTCTTCAACAGGGCGTCCAGTGCTTCTTTCCAATTAAACATATTCTTCGTCTTTTGATTGGTGTTGTACTCGTTGATAGCGCCGATGAAGCCGTGCTCGAGCATATACTTCGAGTCACGTACCTTTTCCTCGGCCATAGCAGCCGCAAGGTCATCGCGGTTGTAGCCGGTACGGTCGGCGTAAATGTCAATGATACGCTCCTGCAACTCGCGCATTTCCTCGGCGTACTTCTCTACGGCAGTGGTCGAGCCACTGACACCACCCTGTACTTCGTGAATGAGGAATGATGCGTTGGGGTTGGCGGTGCGCTGGCTCTTGGGTGCGGCCAGCAGCAGTACGATAGCCATTGAATGGCAGTCGCCTTCCACGTTGCAGTAGATGTTACGGCCTGACGTGCGCAGGCAGTCGTAAAGTGCCAGGCCCTCCGATACCAGACCGCCGTCACAGTGGATCTGTAACTTGATGTCCTTCTCGTCAGGGTTTTCGTTCAGCAGGTTCTGCAAGGTCTCCAACGTGAACGGATGATCCATACCGAACCACTCGTATATCCACGCATTGCTTTCCTTGTCGATTACCTCGTGTAGTTTGATTTCCAACATATACGTATTGTTTTGGTTTGATTTGCTGCGTTGTGAGCGACTTTCTCCCCTGAGCCAGTATGTTTACCCACCGAACGGCAGAAAACGCGACAGGCAGAAGGGAAACCGCCTCTCTGCCTGCAAATATGTGCAATTATATTTCAATCTTGTTGGGAAAGTGTAATCCCATATCACTACGCGAGCGTCACGCCTCGGCATTGAGCCTCCGTATTATCTTGCGAACGTTCTCGTCAGACATACAGAACTTCTCGCCCGTCAGGTCGTAGGCATCCATCTTGCCTGTCTTTTTACAGCACTCGCGGAAATACTCATACACCCGCAGCGCACGCCTCCACTCCTGGGCGATGATGCCGGCTCGGACAAACTCGTTCATCCGTGTCGGCTCAATGGTTCGTAATAGGTCGTAGGTTGTCATAGGTCAGTATCGGTTTATTGTCTTGTCAGTTCATCCAAGTGCACCACGTTATCCTGTGCATCTCGCAGTTCGGTCAGTGACAGCCACACCTGCAAGTTCTTGATTTCCTCACCTACACGCTGGGCGACCACCTCACCCAACCTGTCATAGTCAATCTCCACGGTCGTGCCACCTGCTCCGCTTACGGCTGCACGCTCGGCTTCGGCTCGGCGTAACGCATAGCCGGTATCGGGCACACCTGCGTTCTTTCCGATATACGAAATGAGGTTAAGCAGTTCGGGAAACGCCTTTGCCGGACGGGCCGCTACGATACGTTCCTCGCCTTCGGTCTCAACAAGTACACCTCCCTGCTCATGTTTCGCTCCCTCAATCTTACCGCCCCGTCGTGCTTTGGGTAACGGCTCCGACAGGACGGCTCCCAACTGCAACGCACCCATTGCAGCAGCAACGGCTGTCAGGGCAACGGTGCTGACACCAAAGTCCATCTTCGGTACTTCCGCCCAGATCTTCATTATTGCGGCTGCGGTATTCAACACGATTTGGAACGATGCCAACTCCTTCTCACGTATCGCCTGCTTGCGTGTTTCCTCGGCTTTCTTCTGCGCGAGTTCAGTGTCTAATTTTGCGACCTTGTCATCGTACTGCTTCTGCGCGATAAGTCCGGCTTTCAGTCGTTTGTCAAGGGCTGCCTTCTCCTGCTCGTTCTGCTGCTCTGCTTCCTGAACACGGGCGTTGCTGTTGTTGGTCGCTATGGTGCTGATGCTTGACAGCATCTCCTGTACGTTATTGCCGTACTCCTGCAGGCGTTCAATCTTCTGCATCTGATGCGCACTCTCCAGAGCGGCCAGTTGTTCCTCCAACTCGGCACGTTTGGCGGCGTTGTCTTTGTACAGTTGTAACTCCTGTTCGAGGTAGCGTTTACGTATCTGGTACTGCTGCTCGGCATTCTGCCAGGCAAGTTTGAGATCTGTCGCCAGTTGGTCGGCCCGTTTCTTGGCTTCGGCTTCGAGTTGCTTGTCGGCATCGTCTTTCTCCTGCTTGCGCAGTTTCTTGATCTCGGCGTTCTTCTTCTGCTCCAGACCTATCTTGTAGTACGTGGCTTCCTCATACGTCATCTGCCCGGCTGCCACCATAGCATCCAGTTCATCGTAGAGGCTCTTGTACTCCTTCTCGACAGCACGTATCTGGGCCTTGACGTCAGTACCGGCAACGGCCGATACAATCTTCTTCGTGATTTCGGTGTAGTGGTCAACGGCTTTCTGCTCCTGCTCCTGATAGAACGTCTCACGCTCGATGTCAAGGGCTTTCAGGCTATTGCGGTATTCGTCACCTGTGATCTGGTCGTACTGGAGTTGTATGCGCAGTTTCTCACGCTCGTACGTCTGCTGGTTCTCAAAGTTACGCTTCTGCCAGTCCTGCTCATGCTGCCACCGTTGCTCGGCGTTCTGTTCTTCGGATAGTGCGGCATCGTTCTGGTAGCGCTTCTGCTGGGCCAGCATAGCGGTGTATATCTTCTGGCTGCTCGCCAACTCTTTGAGTGCGACCTGCGAGGCCTGCTTCTTCTCGGTATCAGATAACTCTGTTGTCGTAGTGCCGCCTGTGTCTTCCGTCTTGCCCAACGGGTTATCCAAAAGACGTTTGTACGCATCGGCAATCATATCACCCTGTAACTCCGATATGCGCTTAGTGACGTTATATGCCCGTTCTGCGTTGTCAAGTTGTCGGTCAATCAGGTTCTGTTGCTCAATACTATGGGCGTGCTGGCGTTTGTCAAGCAGTTCGGCTTTTGTGGCATTGTAATTCTCTGTCGCTTTATCCAATCCTGCACCAATCAATCCGACATAACGGTTGTATTCGCGCCCCAACATTTGGGCCACGTCAAGACCTTTCTCGGCATACTCACGTGCTGCGGTTTCCATATCTGCAACCCAATCGGCTGCGATACCACCTTGCGCAGCATTCTGCGCCATCTGCTCCTGCATTTCCTCATAGGCTTGCTCACCCTTCACCCAAACGGTTGCGCCCTGAACCGCCATAGTGAGGAAGTCAATGAAACCTTTTAACGCGCCGTTACTCTGATTGACTGCAAGTGTGAAGCCTTCCCACGCGCTTGTGAGCATCTTGATACTACCTTCAACCGTCTGGAGACGTTCTTCACGGATACCGATTGCATAGCCGTCAAGGTCTTGGAGTTTTTGGTTCAGTTCATCGATAGCGTCAGCGTTCTTCATTAACGAAGTAAAGGCGGCAACACTACGTTTGTCGGTCAACTCCAATGCTGTGGCTACGTCAATACCACGTGCTTGCAACTCCTTCAATCCGGCTACAAGTGTCGGAATATCCTTGACGGGTTGGCTCAAACTCTTGGCAAGTTCACTGCTGCTATCGGCCAGTTTGAGCATAATGTTACGTGTCGATGTGGCGGCCATGCTGGCATCCATACCTACGTTGGCAAGTGCTCCAAGTATAGCGACTGTGCCTTTCAAATCAAATCCCATAGCATTCGCTACGGGTGCGACCTGTGCCAATGCGGTGCGGTACTTGTCAAATGACAGCGCACTCTCATTCGCTCCCTTGACAAGTATATTGACGACATCCTCCGTATTGCTTGCTTCGAGGTTAAACTGACGTAAGGTAGCGCCCGTAAGTTCGGCCGCCTCACCAAGCCCTGCGTCAAGATCCGTTGCAAGAGCCAGTACCGCACCCGACATCTGCCGTATCTGATCAGAACTGAAACCCAGTTTAGCGAGCGCAATTTGTAGTTCAGTTACCTGTGATGCGGTGTACTCTGTCGTGCGGCCGAGTTCTTTCGCGTGCTCGGTCAATACCTGCATCTGCTCGTCTGTTGCACCGAGAATAGTTTGCAGGTTCCTCTGCTGTTGCTGGAACTCGATACTGGTTTTTATCATTCGGCTAACGACACGTATGAATGCAGTGACGGCAGCCACTATCGCCATAACCTTTGTTGCTACGGCAGCCCATCCGGCTTTTGCACGACCGAAGAAACCGAGTTGCTGTTTATCGGCCTTCTCCTGCTCACGGTTAAGTTGTTCAAGTTCCTGGGTTGTTTTCTGTACGGCTTTTGCTTCGGCCTCCCATTCTTTTGTACCCTCTTTCAGCGTACCGAGTTTCAGCAAGTGCTGGCGAAGCATCTCGTTCAATTCCTGGACACCGCTTTTGTAGTTACCTACGTTACGGGTATAGACGCCGTATGCCTGTTCGAGTGTGCTGACCTTCGTGTTGAGGTTATTGACTACCTCCTGCTGGCGTTTGTACTCGTCTGTCAGTTCACCTCCGGCTATCTTTATCTGGCGCAGTTTGTCCTTCTCAACGGAAAGCTGTGCAGCCATACCTTTGAGGGTGTCCTTGTAGGTTTCCTCTGATATGATGGTGTTCTGCACCTGACGCGATAACTCGCCGTACTCCTTCTTGTGTGCTTTCAGAGCCTCGTTGGTGGCGGTCAGTTCATGACGCCAGCCGTCCATGCTCGTAGTCGCACGCTCGAACTCCTGGCGTAACTGGTCGGAAACGGGTTTGCCCTCCGCAACGGTCTTGTTGTAAAGGGCAATCACTTTCTCTCCGGCCGAGATCTCGCCTTGCAGTTGCTTCTGTGATGCGGTCAAATCATAGATCTGTTTGTTCAGCGCAGTCATTGACTGAACCAACTTGCCGACTTCGGTGTCGGTCTTTTGGAGGTTACTCTTGACCTCCAGCAATATCTCTTTTCTATCTGCCATATCGGTTGTGTGTTATAGTTTTACAAGTTCTGCATCTGCAACTCCACCGCTTTTCGTAGTGAGTTTGCGTATGAGGTAGTAATGGCCCGTCTGCTTTAAGTACACGGGTATTGTCATATCGAGTGAGAAAAGGTCATAGGTTGTCAGCACGAACTCGGCTTTGAGGACTACGGGCTTGCGGATGATATTCGCATATTGGTCGTACCAATCTGACAAGCGTTTATTCCAATTGAGTTCGGTATGCCAACCTCGATACGTAATAAATCCCAGCCATGTATAGGCATATATCAATGACGGCGGTATATTGTCACCGACGAAGTCCATTTCCCCGTCATCATTGAGCGACCATACGGGTATCTTGTTATTCGGGCATACCGCAAAATCACTCTTGCAATATTCTCGTTCCTCTTCAATCGTTTCATCCTGCGTATATAACACGCCCTGATAACGGGTATTGTCGTAGTAATCAGCCTCGGCATAACGGAAATAGTTTTTCCTTGCTGTGTTCTCCAGTTTTGTCTGCCGTTCCTGTGGCTGCCGGGTTGTCATTTTCTCTGTCCAATCAAGGGCCTGCGCTTTATTCGCTTGAAGTTGGTTGAAACTGATTATCTGAAAGTCACGCCCGTTCTGCGAGTATGCGAACTCGCCACGCAGCCATAGCAGGTTTTTAATAAACTGACCGCAGGATATGTCGGGCAGGTTCAGCCAAATAGGATATACGTTGTCGCTGGTTGCATCGTACAGACATTCCTCGTCCGAGGTAGGCTCTGCAACGAGGTATTTGTTCGTCATAGACTGGTTGCTGATAGTGGCGTCAAAACCAGTGCCGCCCAGCGAATCGTGATGCAGCATTATAACGAGGCTTGAATAATCGGACACGTCAATAGTGGCGGTTATGTTGGGTGAGTATTCGTAGGTATAATCTGAACCGCTTTGCGATACGATACTGCCCGCACAAATGTTGCGTATATACGTCCAGCCGCTTTCTTTCAGTCCATATAAGTCCATATTATGCCCCATATCGGTACTGACGCGCTTTGTCATACGGAACGTACCTTTGAGGTTTATGCTCAACAAGTTTACCTGCGATACATCTATCACGCCCATAGAATTGAGTAACCCGTGAGGGTCACTGCCCCCGTTGGCGTTCTTTAATCCCGTCCAGCCGTACCAATCCGCACCGCCATAGTTATACGCTCCGAAATTGCCGTAGTACGTTCCTTGATACCTGCGTGTTATCGTATCTCCGTTACGGGTAGTGAGTGCCAGCCAGTAACGCTGTCCTCCTGATGCGTGCGGCTTGCAAAGGTTCATTAACCCCGTAACCTCGCACTGGTCTTGAATAGCATCCAGTATGTCATACACCTTCACACCCACACCTTTGCGGTTACTGCCGTAGTCAATCAGCGTAATCGCGTGGTCGCTATCGGTAGCAGGGTACTTCGTACGTCCCAAAGCCGTCAGGCTACGCAATGAGGTATTAAATAGGGCCTCCATTGCTTTGACGTTACCCCAAGTGAAACAGAACGAAATGCTGCTGGCCTTTATACTCAAAAGGGTGGCGATACCTGTAAGCATCTGTATACCGTCACGCTTATATATGACTGTGTGCTTCTTATACGGGAAGTCGCTATCGGCTTGCGTGCCAACATAACCAATCGCCCGGAGGTTATTCGGCGTCAACGGCAAGGCTACGTTAGTGGTTCGGTTTGATACCACGCTCTGAAAGTCAGTCAGTACGGGCGACTGATAAATCAGTTGGACGTTGGTTTTGCCAGCGTCCAGATCCATGAGCGTTCCGTCAATGTATATTTCCTCGGTCATAGCGCATCAGAATAAAGTGTTGAGGTCGGGAATACGCAACTCTATCTCGTAGTTTAGCGCGGCTTTGTCCGTTTCTTGTTTGAGGTCAAATTTCTCCACGCTGCAACGCCTCCAATCGGTATTGTGATAGTCAAACTTGTATTGTATATACTGCGAGTATGCCAGTGTTTTGAGAAATTCAGCCAGCGATACGCTTACGTTATCCTCGCCCAAGTCAAGCAGGCGCGAATGTTCCAGTTCGTAGGGTACAAGTTCGGGAACGATAAGCGGCTCTCCGTTGCGGTGCGTATGCTGCGCGGTCTTTGTCGTTTTTGTTGCGATTTTCAGTATTTGGCGGTACGGGAAAAGGTAGCAGTTCAAACCGCCCTCTGTATTGAACCAGCGAACGGGAACATCGTTACACTCATTCTTGTAAGTGTATGACACGCTCTGCTCAAAGTATATAGACGAAATCAGCGTGTTTACTGCGGCTGCATCATCAGCACTGCCAACAAACAACTGATAAACTTTTCCGTTTGTCAGCGTGCGTTGCGTGCGTTGCAGGGTAATAGTGTAAGACCAACCCGATACGTTCGGTACGAGTATCGTCACATAATTGTTCGCCCCCAGTGAAGTAACCTCAATCTTTCCGCGATTGCTCAACAAAACCCTATCTGCGTGAGTGTCAAGTTTGTTGCTGCCGCCAAATTCAGCCGTTGCGCGATAAAACATATACTGATTTGCAACCATATTGCTGAACTTGCCGAGGAAAAATTTAGTGTAGAGATATTTTTCATCTATCGCTACATCGTTTGTTTTCAAAAACGCTTCCTGCGGCTCGCTATCCATAAGACCGAGCGCGGCTACTGATATATTAAATTCAGCAACGCCCTTGAACTCGTCTGCAATCAGTTTGATTTTCGGGGTGCTATCTTGATACCCGTTAAACAATCCCAGTTCCACGCTGCCGCTTGCCTCGGTATCAGTATAGCAAATATATTCTTCACCGCCTACCTCAACGCCAGTAGTTTGTGCGCCTGCGGGTATGTCGCTATAATCACCCACTGCGTAGCGGACACAAACACTGCGAGCAATAACCGCGCATCCTGCTTTATATGCGTACCTTTGGTCGTATTCGGGTAGCCACCAGCATTTAACACCGCCAGCCGCGTTAATAGTGTTCATCGCGGTTACGTTTGCAGGTAGCAGGCTCAACGCCTCTGCGAGATCGTCAAGGTCGGTGTAACTTTCTGCACCGATATTGCCCCAAAACAAGTTATATTGTGCCATTATCCAAAGAATTTATTGTTAATATCGCTTGTAAGTAGTTGTTCAAAATACATACCCAGCCGTTCGGTGAGCTCATTCTTCGTTGCTTCTACGGCCGGTGTGATAATATCCCGTCTGCCGCCTTTGCGGTATAGAGCAGATCCGTTACGTTTGATATACCATGACAGCCAGCGTGCGAAGTTCTCGGCCTGCTTGTCGGTCATGCCGTTGGTCAGTCCACGTATTCGACACCACTCTT